TCTGGACCGATGCTGAAACCGCCTGGATGGCGCGCTCGACGCTCGAGCCCCTGCTGGCCGAATTCGAACCCAAGCGCGGCCAGTCCGTCTGGCTTGGGCTGGACCTCAGCCAGAACCGGGATTTGACCGCACTGGCGGGCGTCCAGCGCAATGGCGAAAAGGATGGCAAGCCCTGCTTTGATGCATGGGTCGAGGTTTGGACGCCGGGCGATACGCTTGGTGCCAGAGTGCTGCGTGACAAGCAGCCCTATGATGTCTGGGTCGCTGGCGGATTTCTGAATGCGCCCCAAGGCGAGAACATCAGCTTGCGCCAAGTGGCGCAGGCGCTGGCTGAACTGGACAGTGATTACCGCATCGAGACCGTGGCCTATGATCGATATGCCTTCCGCAGGTTCGAGGAGGAAGTCAGCGACCTTGGACTATCGGTCAATTTCATCGAGCATCCGCAAGGCGGCACTAAACGCGGTAAGCCTCAGGATGGGATGAGTGAAGGCCTGTGGATGCCGGGTTCTCTGCGGCATCTTGAAGAACTGATCCTCGAAGGCAGGATCCGGCTCAAGCGCAATCCGGTGCTGATATCGGCAATGATGTCGGCGGTCACAGAGACTGACCGCTGGGACAACAAGTGGCTCTCCAAACAGCGGGCCATCAACAAGGTCGACGCAGCCGTGGCGCTGTGCATGGCAGTGGGGGCGGCAATGGCAGGCGATAGCACTGGCTCGATCGACGACTGGCTCAAGAGCCTCTCGCCGTGAACCTATTCCAAAAGGCGCTCGGTTACGTCGCGCGCTCCATAGGGCTTACAGATCCGCGCCTTAGCCAGGCAGTCGGTGGCCGCATGACAACCACCGGCGAAGTGGTTTCCACAGCCTCGGTGTTGGGCCTTGCTTCTGCATGGGCCTGCGTCAACTTACTTGCAGGAACGATCGCCTCGCTGCCGCTCATGGTCTACCGGACCCAGGGCGGCGCAAGGATGGTTGCAAGCGATCATCCGCTTTACATGATTTTACATAACAGCCCGAATGCAGATCAGACTGCGGTCGACTTTTGGGAGTTCATTTGCGCTTGTATCGAACTTGGCGGTAACGCCTATGCCGAGATCATAAGGTCCAGCGATGGCCGAGTGATAGCGCTCAGTGTGCCAATTGCTCCGGAAATCATGACCGTTCGCCGTCTGCGTGACGGCAGTCTGCAGTATGAATGGTCAGATGGCGGTATCCGTTTGGTCGCTGCCCAGGAGAATATGCTCCATATCCGGGGATTTGGGGGCAATCCGTTAGGCGGGCTCTCTACCTTGTCATTTGGCCGCCAAACCTTTGGGTTAGCCCAAGCCATAGAACGCGCCTCGGGCGATACATTCCGCAATGGGGTGCGGCCTTCGGGGCTCCTGAAGACCGCAGATACGCTCACCCTTGACCAGCGCAAGCAGGCCGAGGAACTGCTGCAGGAGAAGTTTACAGGCGCCATCAATGCCGGGCGGCCGATGTTGCTCGACCGGGGTATGGACTGGGTCCAGCTCTCGATTAGCCCGGAAGATGCACAGATGCTTCAGAGCCGGGCGTTCTCGGTCGAGGAGGTCTGCCGGTTTTTCGGCGTGCCGCCGTTCATGGTTGGCCACACCGAGAAGACCACCAGTTGGGGTACGGGTCTTGAACAGCAGACATTGGGGTTCCAGAAATTCACTCTACGCCGGCGCCTCAAACGTATTGAGCAGGCGCTCTCCAAGCAGCTCCTGTCGCCTGCCGATCGGCAAGCCGGGATCGTTATTGAGTTTAACCTAGAAGGCTTGCTGCGCGGAGACAGCGGCGCGCGGGCCTCCTTCTACCAGCAGATGTTGAGCAATGGCGTGATGACCATCAACGAGGTTCGTGCGCTTGAAAACCTTGCACCAGTCGAAGGTGGCGAGGTTCCGCGCATGCAGATGCAAAATGTTCCCATCAACCAGATCAGCCGTGGATCCGTGCAATCCGATACATCTGCTGTGCTGCCTGTGATTGACAATGGAGTTACCCCATGAACCACCTGGATTTCACATTAGATACAAAGGCGGTTTCTGACAGTGGCCTCATTGAGGGGATCGCTGCTGGTTACGGCAATATTGATGCTGGCGGCGATATCATTGTGCCAGGCGCCCTTAACCGATCGCTTAAAGGTCGCAAATCTGTGCCCATGCTGATGTTCCATGATCAAACCCGTCCTGCAGGGGTATGGACTGAATTTGTAGAAAGTAGCGAAGGTCTTGTTGTTAAAGGCCAGCTTTCACTATCTTCCCAGTGGGGCCAGGAAGCCCATGGGTTGGTGCGTGATGGCGCCATTGGCGGGCTTTCTATTGGGTATAGGACGGTGCGCGAACAGCTCGTTGGCAAGACACGCCAGTTGCTTGAACTTGCACTTTACGAAGTGAGCCTGGTGACCATTCCAATGAATGAGCGGGCAGTCATAACCAATGTAAAATCGATCCTCGAAGATGGCCGCCTGCCAACCCTTCGCGAATTTGAGCATTTCCTGCGTGAGGCAGGGTTCTCGAAAAGTCAGGCTACCGCAGTCGCGGGTAAAGGCCTGGCGCCGCTGTTCCAGAGTGAGTCTGGCAGCACTTCTTCCGACTTTCTGTCGGCCCTTATGGCGCAAATGCGCGCCTGAATGTTATCCTGCAAATAAGGACTATTACATGAGCGATCAAAAAACCGCCGAGCAGCTTGCCGGCGAAGTCAAAGGCGTGCTCGATGCCCGCTACAGTGAAGTGCAAGCCAGCCTTGATACCAAGCAGGCAGAATTGCGGTCCATGCTGGAAACAAGACACGACGAGATCAAATCGGACCTTGATGGCAAGCACGACAAGGTAAAGGCCCTGGCTGAAGAAGCGTTAGGCAAAGCCCAGCGCGGCGAAGATTTATCTGCTGCGACCAAGCAACTGGCTGACGAGGCACTGACCGCGCTTAACGAGGCCAAAGCGCGCCTTGACGAGGTTGAGCAAAAGCTTGCCCGCAGAGTATCTGAAGACACAGCCCATCAGTTCAAAACCATCGGCGAACAGGTTGTAGCCGATAACGCCATGAAGGCATTTTTAGGCAACAGTTCGGTGCGCGGCCGCGCGAGCGTCGAGGTAAAGGCGATTATTTCAGCGCTTACCACTGACGCGAATGGCTCGGCGGGCGACCTTATCGTTGCTGACCGTCTGCCTGGCATAGTAATTCCAGGCCAGCGCCGTTTAACGGTGCGCGACCTGCTGACGCCAGGACGGACTGCCAGCAATTCAGTGCAGTATGTTAAAGAGACAGGCTATGCCAATGCAGCAGCCTCGCTCTCGGAAACGTCAGGGGCGACTAAGCCGCAGTCGGACATCAAGTTTGATGTCCTAACCAGTAACGTCACGACTATCGCGCATTGGGTTTTGGCGACACGCCAGATCCTTGATGATGTGCCGATGCTTCAATCCTACATTGATGGAAGGCTTCGTTACGGGCTGGCGCTCGTTGAAGAAAACCAGCTCTTAAATGGCAGTGGTACAGGCACAGATCTTGCCGGCATTTACACGCAGGCAACTGCGTTCACGCCTCCAATCACGATCCCTGCAACGGTGACCCGGATCGACGTCCTGCGCCTTGCTATGTTGCAGACAGCGCTCTCGGAACTGATGTCCACTGGCGTGGTGCTTCATCCAGCTGATTGGGCAGCCATTGAACTGCTTAAGGACAGCCAGGGCAGGTTTATTGTTGGCAACCCGCAAGGGACGATCACGCCTACGCTCTGGGGGCAGCCAGTGGTTTCGACCCAGTCGATGGCAACGGGCAAGTTCCTCACGGGGGCCTTCCAGCTCGGCGCGCAGATATTCGACCGCATGGACGCAGTGATCGAAATTTCGACCGAAGATGACCAGAACTTCCGCAAGAACTTGGTGACGGTGTTGGCCGAAGAGCGGCTTGCCCTCGCGGTCTATCGCCCCGAGGCCTTCGTGAAGGGCGACTTTGCGGCAGCTGCCACGGCAGCCACCAAGGTTTGATAAACAGCGGGGCTAGCATTGTTGCCAGCCCCGCTCATTTCATAGGAAATCGCAGATATGTTTTTGCAGGCATTAGATACTATTCACGTGAGCAGCGTGAGTTCGGACAACATACTAACCGGTCAGAGTTTTGAGATTGACGATCTGGCAGCAGTCAGTCTGATCAAGCGCGGTCTTGCCATGGAAGTTGGCGCTAAGGCTCAAAAGTCAGGATCGGACGTGGGTTCCAAATCTGAAATTACCCCTGAAGCAGAGCTGGAAGAAACACAGCCGACCTTGCCCAAATCAGGAACCAACAGTCGTAACAAGGCAGGCTGATGTCTGAAATATTCATAATCGATCCGCCACATGACCGAGCTGTCACCCTTGAAGAAGCCCGGCAGCAACTGCGGCTTGATGCCAGGGACGAGGACCTTTTGCTTGGCTCCAAATTAGATGCAGCGCAGGCTGAATTGGAACAGCAAACCGGACTTAAACTGTGCGAACAGACTTTGGAATTTCAGATCGAAAATTGGGAAAATGATATAATTGTCCCGGTCCGGCCATGCACAGTAATCCAAATCCTTTATACTGCGGCAAACGGCATCACTGCGGCCCTGCCGGAAGGTGATTATGTCGCTCGGCGGCGTAACGGATTTACGCGCATCCGCCCTGCATCGGGCAAACCTTGGCCAGAGCTGGGCCCAGACGGTCTGATCCAGATCAGCCTGTCTGCGGGATTTGCGGATACGGCCCCAGACCTTCAGATCGCGCGAGCCGCAATTCTGGTCAAAGTCGCCTCAATGTTTGAAAACCGGGAAGGTGCGGCCTGTCTTGCCTTTGATACGTTGGCAGGTCAGCTTAAATGTCGCTGGATCTAGCCTCGAAGCTTGGAACCCGGATCCAGATTGAGCGTAAGGTTGTCACGCGCCATCTGCAATACGGGACGCAGCAGGTCACTTGGGAGCAGTTTGCCAGCGTTTGGGCCGAGGTGAAGGATATTCTTCCTTCAAAGGCCGAGCGCATAGCCGATAGTATTCAGGTGAGCCGAAGGCCTGCACGCATCCGTCTGCGCTATTTAGCAGGTCTTACTGGCGACATGCGGATCAGAATTGATAATCGCCTCTATCAGATTGTCTCTGGTCCAGCCACGCTTGGCCGGCGTGAGGCCACAGAAGTCATGGTGGAAGAACACTCGACTGAAGGGGCCGCGCCATGACCATTAGGCTGAAGGGTGGGCCAGAGTTAATGCGCTTACTTGATGAATTGCCCAAGAACCTTGAGCGTAATGTCATCCGCGGCGGCCTTCGCGCTGGCGCCAAGGTCATCCAGCAACAGGCTAAAGCAAATGTCTCTGTTAAGACTGGCAAACTGAAGAAGGCGATCGGCATTGGCACAAGGGTGGAGGGATCGAAGCTATCGTCCTACGTGAAGCTGCGCGGTTCAGGCTCCTATCTGGGCCTATTCATTGAATATGGCGTCGCACCTCATTTGATTTCGGTTTCTGATGCAGACAAGCAAGTCCGCAAAACGCCTGGTGGCCCACAAGCAGTGTCGATCGGCACCATCAACCAGATGGTTAAGCGCGGCAGCCTGAAGATCGGCGAGAACTTCGTTGGCCCTTTGATCATGCATCCTGGCCATGCTGCCAAACCGTTCCTGCGACCTGCTCTCGACCAGAAGGCCGAGGAGGCCGTCAACGCCATGGGCGCGTACATTGCCCACCGGGTCCAGATTGGCGATCTCAAGGCTCCAAAGCTTGAGGTCGACGACGAATGAACGGGGTCATTACGGTCCGTTCTCTTCTTGTTGGCTGCGCCGCGGTGACAGCGCTTGTTCCTGAAGCACGAATTGTGACCGGGTCCTTGTCGCTCGGGACAATGATACCAGCGATTGCGATAATGTCCGTCGGCAGCGTCGATCGGAATATTCCGGCTCCAGGTGCCAAGCGCCGTGTGACGGAGCGTGTGCAAGTGACCGTGCTTGCGCGATCTTATCCTGAAGCCAAGACGCTAATCGCAGCGGTTCGCGCTGCAGTCGCCGACCAGATGCCTACAATTGATGGGCTCACCGACATTAATGTCCACACAGATTCCACAGGGCCTGATTTTCTCGATGAGGAGACCGGTATCCACATGCAAAGCCAAGATTTACGCGTCTCATTCAACGAGGCACGGCTAGCCTCATTTTAATAAGGACCCATTGCTATGACAGTTCGGACTTCTGCCGGCACCACATTGAAGGTGTCGGCATCTTCTCCTGCGACCTTTGATCCCACAGGCTACAACGCGCTCAATATGACGGTGGTTGGCGAAGTGTCAGACCTTGGCGAGTTTGGTCGCGAGTTCAATCTTGTAACCTTTAACCCAGTTGGTAGCCGCGGCGTGGTCAAGAAAAAGGGCAGCTTTAATCAGGGTACGATGACCATCCAAATGGGTCTTGATACCGATGATACTGGCCAGATCTTGCTCAAATCCGCATCGATGTCCGATGCCGATCACAGCTTCCTTGTTACCACCCAGAACGGCGATAAATACTTTTTCCAGGCGCAGGTGATGAGCTTCAAGGTCAACGTCGGCTCTGTTGACCAGATCACCACTGCCACCGTGACGCTGGAACTCACCACCAACTCTGCCGGCGTAGGCGTGGTTGAAGTGTTGGCGCCGTGATCGATAAAATTCTATTTATCGATCATCCTGACCTGACTAAGCATCAATGTTCATTTTCTGATATTATCTTGACATTTTCAAGTAAAGTGAACACATGAGTTGTCAGAAAGGTGCCCCAATATGCAAGCTGCTAGCACTGCACGACAGCCCGAACGCAAGGATTTGACTGGCCCTGCGCTGCGGACTTTTTTCAGGATTGCCGAGGCTTGGGGGCTCAAGGAACAGGAGCAGATGCGGATCCTCGGACTTGATAGCCGTTCGACCTTTCAGTCTTGGAAACGCGGCGCTGTCGCTGCAATTCCCAAAGATGCGCTGGAGCGCATCTCCTACGTCATGGGCATCTACAAGGGTTTGCAAATTCTGCTACCCCAAAGTGCCAATGACTGGGTGCGCAAGCCCAACAAGGCCAGCGTTTTCGGTGGCCGTCCGGCTATCGATCGTATGACTTCGGGCAATGTCGCCGATCTCTATGTGGTGCGCCAGTATATGGATGCACAGCGCGGGTGACCGACATTCCGGTTGCGCGAATTAATTGGCGACCATGCTACCGGATCGTTCCTAGCCGCTTTCCGCCGGTGGGTTTGTTTGATGCGGTTGCCGATCCTGCGGATCTGGAGGCCGTGTTCCAGATCGAGGCGATGACGAACGATCGCCTGCGCGACGAAGCCGGTGAAATTGCCCTCGTTACACCTGAAGACCGTGTTTCAGGCCCAGGCACAACACCGATCATGACGGCTTTCACGCACCTCAATATCCAGGGTGACCGCTTCACGGATGGCAGTTACGGCGTGTTCTACGCCAGCCTGACGATCGAGACCGCAATTTCCGAGACGAAGTATCACCGTATTCGGTTTTTGCAGGCGACCGAAGAACCGGCGCAAGAACTCGATATGCGTGTCTATGCGGTCGATTTGGGGGCGGACTTGCACGACATTCGGGGAATGCGGGAAAGTCACCCGGCGTGGTACCATGCAACAAACTACGCCATGTCGCAGGAACTGGCCCGCAGTCTGAGAGAAAACGGTTCGGATGGCATCGCTTATGCCAGCGTCAGACACAGTAGTGGAGAATGCGTAGCTATCTTTCGTCCCCGGCTTTTGTCTAACTGCCGACAGGAACGGCATCTCTGCTACGTCTGGGACGGGCAGGCGATTGCCATGATCTACGAGAAGAAGAACTTCGATTAACTGGCTAGCATTCACCACAAATTTTGTGGTGAATAGCTCGATCAATCACCGCAAGCACAAGCAAGCTTCCTGACAAGATCAGGCGGCTTGCTTGTGCTTGCCCCTCACAACAAAGGAATTTTCTATGTTTGATATTACCACACTGTCTGCCGCCGATACCTCCACCGTGGATCTGGTTGGCGGTGATGATGCCCCGCTTTTTGACGATAAGGGCAAGCGCCTCTCGATCACGGTCTACGGCCCGGGTTCAAAGGTCTACCAGCGCGCACAGGCCCGCCAGCAGAACCAGCTGATGGACAAGATCAAGAAGCGCGGGAAGATGGATCAGTCGGCCGAGGAGAAGCTCTCCGAACAGGCAGATTTTCTTGCAGCCTGCACGCTCAGCTTCAATGGCTTCACCTATCCACCTGCAGACGGAATTGAAGGCGCAGACCACTTCTGTAAGGCCTATGCCGATCCCTCGATTGGCTTCATCGCCGCCCAGGTTGCGGCCCACATCAATGACTGGGCAAATTTTACGAAGAGCTCAGTTCAGAGCTGAGCCTTTACGTCCGGCAACTAGCCTGGCTTGGCACGGCGCCTAAGCCGCGCTCCAATAAGCAGATCAAGCCGGACGCCGACACCGAACCGCTGACCCGGCTGCAGCGCATGGCTATCGACGATCTGACGCCGGACTTCCCAGCCATCCGCACCCCTTGGGTGATTGACTGGCTGATGGAAGTGGGCCCAACCGATCCCGGAGCCATGGGCGCAGTGCCGATCTCATGGGGCTCGATAGGCAACTGGCAGCAGTGTGTGGGGCACGATCTGCAGCCGTGGATTGCTCGTCTCCTGCGCCGATTGTCGGCCGAGTTCGTCGCCGAGACAGTCCGTGCCCGCGAACCTGATTGCCCGCCGCCCTGGGCAGCCGCCGCCAGCCTCAACCGTGATGAAGTCTCCCGGAAAGTGACCAACGCCTTTCGGGCGCTGATGATGTCGAAGGAGCCTGCAAAATGAAGGCTGGCACTTTGGAAATCGAGATGATCACCAATGTCGCCCGTCTCCAAAAAGAGATGGCGGACATCAAGCGGTCGGTTGCAGGCGCCATGGGTGATGTTGCGGCTTCGTCTGCTCAGGCTGACCGGGCCATCGAGGCTGTTGGCTCGCGCGGAATGACCCGCATGGGTGGTTCAGCAAAACTTGCCGGCCATCAGATGCAAAATCTCGTCTACCAACTCAACGACGTGGTGGTCAGCCTGTTCTCCGGCCAGAAGCCGATGACCGTGTTCATGCAGCAGGGCAGCCAGATCGGTCAGATCGCTATGCAGGCAGGTGTAGGGATCGGCGGGATGGCGCGCGCATTGCTTGGCCTTGCCGCCAGCGCTGCCATGGTCGCGCTCACCAATCCCTATCTGCTTGCGGCAGCGGCTGCCGCAGCGCTCGCCTTCGGGGCATTCAAGATGTTCCAGTCCAGCGTCAAACAATCGGGCGAACTCGACAAATATGCCGCAAGCCTTGGGCTCACTAAGAAAGAAATGGAGAAGCTGGGCCCGGTCGGAATTACTGTTGGCGATACCATGAGGGGTTTGTGGAAGACTGTGTCCGATGGCCTCAATCTTGGCCCAGTCTTCTCCACCCTGAAAGATTGGGCGGTCGTCGCCTTTGAAGCGATCCTTCAGGCCGGCAAATATGCTGTCGCGATCCTTTATGCTGGCTGGGTTGGCGGGTTCAACGCGATCCGGATCATCTGGTCGTCGCTGCCGGGCGTGATAGGTGAGGCAGCCGTTGGTGCTGCCAATCTGGCTATCACCGGCATCGAATATCTGGCCAACAAGGCTATTGCCGCGCTCAACTGGCTGGCAAGCTGGGTCAATCCGTTGCTCGACCGGGTGGGCCTCGCTACCATCGGGCAGATCGAGAGTGTGGCGCTGCCGCGCATGGAAAACAGCTTTGCTGGATCGACGGCGCGGATGGGGGCTCAGGTCCGGGACGAGTTTTCTTCCGCCTTTGGCGATGCCATGGGCATGATGGACAGCTTCTCTGCAAAGTGGCGCGAGAACAGCATTGCCGCAGCCAAAGCCCGTCTTTCTGCCAAGGCCGACGAGATCAGGGGCGATAAGACGAACAAGGCGGACAAGACAGGAACGCAAAAAACAACTGACGCGGAAAAAGCGCTGCAAGCAGCCCAGCAGTTTGCCGCCAATCTCGCGATGGAAACCGCCAAGATCGGCAAGACCCCAATCGAAATCAAACGCATGGAAGTCGCCATTGCGGCGCTGAAGGCGCCAACCGACGCGGCGCGTATCGCTATTCTCGAAGCCGGTGAAGCATGGGAACAGACAACCCGCGCGTTCACCGCGTCTGAGTTCCTGCGCCAAACGGTCGCCCCGCTTGAACAGCAGGTCGCACTTCTGGGCCAGTCCGCGCGGGCGCAGGCACTCGCCAATCTTGAGGCGGAGCGCGAGCAGATTGTGCTCGAACGCGGCGCGGAAGCCTGGGAACGATATCGGGCCGCACGCACCCGCCTGATGGAGGCTGACTTTGCCCAAACGGACCAGGAGCAGTTCCTCACAAGCCTCGAGGACATGGTCTCCGCGACAGAAGCTGCGGCTCAGGGCATGGCCGATGCTTTCGGTTCAGTTGGCAGGGCGATTGGCGGTATCACCGTCGAGATCACCCGTTTTGCCTCTGCGCAGGTGGCCGCTGCTAGCCGCGTCGCCGATGCAGAGCGTGAATATGGAAGGTCCTCGTTCCAGTACGCGGACGCGCGCACGGCGCAAGCTTCAGCCGAGATCAACCATTATGGCAATTTGGCCGCGGCCGCGAAGGGCTTCTTCAAGGAAGGCTCCCATGGCTTCAAAGCCATGGCAGCTGCCGAGATGGTGTTCCGTGCCTTTGAGCTTGCCATCGCCATCAAGAACGCAGCGGTGAAAATCGGGCTGATCGGTGCACAGACCGCTGCCAAGGTGACCTCCGATACGACGATGGCGGTCTCCGACACCGCGCGGGCCGGCGTCGAACAGGGCAATTCGATTATCACCACCGGCATCAAGGCGGTTGAGGCGGTCGTGAACGCCATCCGCTCGCTGCCGTTCCCGCTTAACATTGCCGCAGGGGCCGCCACCGCAGCGGTGATAGCATCGCTCGGCATCGCAATTGGCGGTGCCTTTGGCGGTGGCGGCACCAAGCCCACGCCTGCCAATAATGGCTCCGGCACCGTCTTTGGCGATAGCGCGGCCAAATCCGAGAGCATTGCCAAAGCGATCGATCATCTGCGTGAGGTCGACACGCTGACCATGCGCTATTCCGCTGCGATGCTGGCATCGCTGAAAAGCATTGAAGCCAATATCGGCGGGCTCACCAATCTGATCATTCGCACCAACGGCATGGAAGGGTCGGCCGCCGGTATCCAGACCGGTACCAAGCTCACCGGGCTTTTGGGCACAGCCAATTCGATGCTTACCGGTATCTCCAACTTTGCCAGCAGTAAGACAGGATCGCTGATTGGTGCAGGCATTGGCATGGCCATCGCTGGACCGATTGGCGCTGCAATCGGCTTTCTGGGCGCCAAGCTGCTGGGCGGTCTGGGCAAGGTCCTGGGCAGTATCGTCAATGCGCTGTTTGGCACCAAGACCAGCATCGTTGGCCAGGGCATTTATGGCGGTGCACAGTCGCTCGGATCGATCATGTCGGGCGGCTATGACGCGAGCTATTATTCCGACATCAAGAAGACCAAGAAGTTCCTCGGGATCAGCACCGGCTCGAGCTACTCTAAGCAGTACAGCGCGGCTGACGCCGAACTCGAACGCCAGTTCAGCCTGATCTTCGAAGGCTTCTACAGCGCAATCTCGGCGGCCGCCGGCCCTCTCGGTATGTCGCTCGGCGAGGTTCAGTCCCGCCTTTCCGGCTTTGTCGTCAACATCGGCAAGATCGATTTGAAGGGGCTGACCGGCGCGGAGATCCAAGAGAAGCTGACCGCAGTCTTTGGCGCGGCCGCCGACAATCTGGCTCGCACTGCGGTGCCGGGGCTTGAGCAGTTCCAGAAGGTCGGCGAAGGCTATTTTGAGACGCTGGTTCGCGTCGCCTCCAGCATCGAGGCGGTCACCAGTTCGCTCAGCTTGCTGGGCACCTCGGTCGAGGGTCTGAGCCTCAGTGCGAAGATGAGCCTCTTCGACCTGTTCGGCTCGGCCAGCGACTTGGCGTCTGCGACAGGCGAGTATTTCAACCTCTATTACACCAAGGCCGAGCAGGCCGCGGCGCAGACCGCGCAGTTGGCCAGGGTCTTTGATAGCCTCGGGCTTGCGCTGCCCGGCAGCATCGCGGGGTTTCGCGCACTCGTTGAAGCGCAGGATCTTAGCACGGCATCAGGACAGGCCGCCTATGCAGCGCTGATCCTGCTCACCCCAGCGTTCGCCGACCTGGTGGGTGCTGCTCAGTATGCCGCAAGTGCCGCTGCCATTCTCGATGAGCGACTGTCACTCGAGCGGCGGATGTTGGAACTCCAGGGCGATACTGCGGCACTACGCGCGCTCGACCTTGCCCAGATCGATGCGTCCAACAAGGCACTGCAGGAACAGGTCTGGGCCCTCGAAGACCAGCAAAAGGCAGCCGAGGATGCCGCCAATGCCGCCGAGCAGCTTAGGAATGCTTGGGCCCAGATTACCGATGGGTTGATCGCGGAGATCAAGCGGATCCGCGGCGTGATGAGCGACACACCGACCAACTATTCATCGGCGCTCGCTGCATTCAACAATGCCTCGATGCTGGCGCGCGCAGGTGACCAGGAAGCGGCCAAAATGCTGCCGGGCTTGAGCCAGGCTCTGATCTCGGTCGCAGCCAACACCGCTCGGTCAGCCGAAGATCTGGCCCGGCTTCAGGGGCTGACCGCGGCGAGCATCGAACAGACATTGGCGATCATCAATCAGGCGAGCGGGACGGAACCCGCTGCTGCGACATCTGCCGCCGCTGCGCCAAGTTGGTGGGACCAGTTCGCTGCCAACCAGATCGGCGCGGCGACGGTCCCGGCCAATGATGGGCAGGCCGCGATGGTCGATGAACTCAAGGCGCTTAGGCAAGAAGTGTCGGACCTTCGCGACGAGCAGCGCATTGCCGCAGCCACAATCGCGTCGGGTACCAGCAAAACTGCCCGTATCCTTGAGCGGGTCACGCCTGATGGCGATGCCATTTCCACTAGGGCTGCGGCATGAAGCTAATCCGTCCCACTACCATCGCTAGTGGGATGCTCACCAGCAGCACCGCGCCTGAAAATGACTATGCGGCTTGGGGCTCGAGCACAGCCTATGCCGTGGGTGCCAGGGTTATCCTGACGGCCACCCACCGGCGCTACGAGGCCTTGGCTGCATCAACCGGGGTCACCCCGGCCAGTGATCCCACCAAGTGGCTCGACATTGGCCCGACAAACCGCTGGGCAATGTTTGACGAACGTGTTGGCACAGCCACAACGCGGGCAGGGTCGCTGCAGGTGGTTTTGGCGCCCGGGGCTACAGACGGCGTTGCTCTGATCGACACCATCGCGGAGAGCGCCACGGTGACGCTGACAGTTTCTGGGGCACCGCTCTATACAAAGACCCAGAGCTTCAATGCTGGCGGCAATGCTATCGACACATGGTTTGCCTGGTTCTTTGAGCCATTGGGCCAGAAAAATAATATGTTGTTTCTCGACGTGCCTGTTTACGAAACCGGCGTGCTGACTGTCAGCATGACCCGCGATAATCCGGCAGATCAGGTTTCCTGCGGGACGCTGCTGGTAGGCCGCCAATTTGACATTGGTGAAACCGAGCACGGGGTGGACATCGGCATCATCGACTATTCGCGCAAGGAGACCGACCAGTTCGGGGTAACCTCGGTTGTCGAACGTGCCTTTGCAAAACGGATGACCGCGCGTGTGGTCATGCACACTTCGGCAATGGATGATGTTCACCGCACACTTGCTGCAATTCGTGCAACGCCGGTTCTCTGGATTGGCTCGGAGGGCTTTGAGAGCCTTACTGTATTTGGTTTTTACAAAGAGTTTTCGATCGATCTTGCATACCCGACCGTCAGCTACTGCAGCCTGACTATTGAGGGCCTGACCTGATCCTTTTCGCCTGATTGACCTTGAAGGGTATCCCATGCCGATAACTGACCTGCCAACGCCGCCCACCAGGGCGGACGCGGCGAACTTTAATGCGCGCGCTGATGCATTCCTTGGAGCGCTGCCGACCTTTGCGGTCCAAGCCAACGCGCTTGCGATTGAGGCCAACGGCTACGCAAGCAATGCATCTGCAAGCGCTGCTACTGCCGTCAATGCGCCTGGTACCAGTGCAACCAGCACGACCTCGCTAGGGATTAGCGTTGGCTCCAAGTCGTTGACGATCCAGACAGCTAAAGCCTTCGTGGTGGGCCAGTGGGTCACCGTAACCAACACAGCGGCGCCGGCCAACTGGCTGCATGGCCAGATCACAGCCTACACCAGCGGTACTGGAGCGCTTGGCGTCAGCGTCTCTGCGACTGGCGGAAGCGGGACCTATGGCGCTTGGACGATTGGGCTCAGCGCGCCTGCGCAGTCGAGCGCTGCGTTGCTCTCGACGTCGAGCTATGCCGACCCTGTCTGGCTGACTTCGTTCGCAGCTTCCAAGCTGACCGGAACCATGCAGATCTCTAATGGCGGAACAGGCGCTGCGACCGGGGTCGATGCTCGCAATAATCTCGATGTGCCATCCAGAAGCGGTGTGGGAGCGGCAGGCACCTGGGGCATATCGATTAGCGGATCTGCCGCCAGTGCCAATACAGCAACCACGGCCACCCTTGCAGGCACCGCCAATGCGCTTAACACAAGCGGCAATTATCAGGTCGGCTCGCTTGGGGTCGGCACTGCTGCTTCCGGCATGGCCGGTGAGATCCGCGCAACCGGCGACATCACTGCCTATTTTGCCTCCGATGCGCTGCTCAAGGAGAACGTCAAACCAATCGCAGATGCGCTTAGCGCAGTGCTCGGCATTGGCGGCAAGACGTTTGACTGGCGTGATAGCCACATTGCGGCGCGGGGCGGAGAGGACGGGCTGTTTGTGCGAAAGGCAGATTTTGGCGTCATCGCCCAGGATGTCGAGCAGGTGTTTCCATTGGCAGTCCGCTTCCGTGCAAACGGCGATATGGCTGTTGATTACGCCAAACTGACCGCGCTTGCGTTTCAGGCCATTGTGGAACTCAAGGCTGAGATTGATGCGGTTAAAGAGCAAATTACTGCCCCAACTAAGAAAAGAGGCTGATCATGTCTAACCAGGACCCTATTGTAGAAATGGCACTGATCCGGGCCGACCTCGAAGCCATGCAGTCCGAACTTAAGGCCGTCCGTAAGGAACTCAAAGACCTTCTTGATGCCTGGAATACCGCCACAGGCGTCGTTCGGTTCGTTAAGTGGCTCTCCACGCTGGTCACAGCAGGGGCCATCATCTTTGCAGCCTTCAAAGGCTTTTCTGAGCGCTAACCTCCCAAAGGAGAACAACTATGAACCCGCTACCACCAGCCTATGCCTGGATCGATGACCTGCGTCCGCTGCCCCGGATGCTGGACGAAGCCCGCAAGCTTTACGGCACCCTTGAAGTGTCAGGGCCTGCGGACAATCCGATCATTCTGGACTGGGCCAAAGAAACCGGCCTCGCCAAGATCTTCACCGCTGACTCCATCCCCTGGTGCGGCCTGTTTATGGCAGTGGTTTCCAAGCGGGGCGGAAAGCCATTGGTGGAAGGCCCGCTGTGGGCACGCAACTGGGCCAAGTTCGGCAAAGCGGCCGACAAAGGCCAGTTGGGCGATGTGCTGGTGTTCCGGCGCGCGCATGGTTCGGGCCATGTCGGTCTCTATGTTGGCGAAGACTATGGCGCCTACCATGTGCTCGGCGGCAATCAGTCTGATGGCGTGACTATCACCCGGATCGCCCGTGACCGCTGCATTGCAGTACGCCGCCCGCCTTACCGTAAGGCCCCGCCTACCGCCAGCCCAATGCTGCTTGCAGCCACCGGCGTACTTTCGGTGAACGAGGCCTGATCACGCCACAACCACGCTAGCTTATTTGGGTAAGCTAAATTCAACCGCCCGCCGCTTTGGCGGGTTTTTTAATGGAGAAAAGACATGGAAGAACTCAAACCTTGGTGGACCTCGAAGGCCATCTGGACTGGCGTAATTGGAAGCCTGTGGGGCGTTGCCGGCGTTATTGGCATTCTGCCAGAAAATCTCAGCCAGGCTGATGTCCTGACCGTGGTTCTTGCCGCGACCGGGATCGGCGGCGTTGTGTTCCGCAAGACGGCCAAAACGCGGATTAGCTGATCCATCATAGACATAATGGCGGGGGCTTCAGCCTCCGCCATGTTCATTCCCAATCGAGGTGCAAGCATGACCAGGCTGACTATTCGCCGAGGCGGCACCAGAAGGCTGCGGGCTTCTCTTTACACAGATATTGCGGCAGGCGAACGCAGAGATCTGACCGGCGTGATCGCGATCGTTATTGATCAAAGCCCGAACATTGCTGTGCCAACTGTAGCCATTCGCATTCCGCCAGCTTTGGGTGAAATCGAAGTGCTATGGACTGACGAACAGACATCCACCCTAAAGCCCGGGGCTGGCCGAGTTTGGCTGATCATCGGCCTCGAAAATGGCGAAGGGGAGCGTGAAGTCCTCCCGGTCTTTGCGTTCGATGTCGAATGACCAGCACAATCCAGATCCTGGAGACGGTACAGACAATCGTCATTGAGCCGCAAGGGATTGCCGGTCCTCGCGGCGCAACCGGTAGTACTGGGGCCCAAGGCCTCCAGGGACCGCCGGGTCCGCTCAGCTCTCTCAATGATCTTTCCGACGTCAATCTCACGCAGCTCGAAGGTGGCGACGTGCTCATTTTCTCATCCCCCGACAATCGGTGGAGCAACACGAATTCGGCCAGACTGGTCGATGGAGGTAATTTTTGATGGCCAATACCCTACGTATCAAGCGCCGTGCTGCAGGCAGCGCAGCAGGCGCTCCTGCATCGCTTGCCAATGCTGAACTCGCGTTCAACGAGCAGGACAACACGCTCTATTACGGCACTGGCACCGGCGGCGCTGGTGGCACTGCAACATCTGTTATTCCGATCGGTGGATCAGGTGGCTTTGTCGCGACAGCGGGCGCTCAGACCATTGGCGGGACCAAGACCTTCTCTAGTACGATCTCGGGCTCAATTGACGGCAACGCTGCAACCGCGACGAAATTTACAACTGCGCGCAATATTGGTGTTTCAGGTGACGTGACAGGATCTGCGAGCTTTGATGGCACTGCCAATGCTTCGATTGCTGCCACTTTGGCAAGCACCGGGGTCACGGCAGGCGCTTATGGTTCGGCAACTCAGGTGGGACAAGTTACAGTCGATGCCAAGGGCCGCGTTACGGCGGCAAGTAACACCGCGATTGCATTCCCCATTACTTCTGTTGCCGGTCGCACGGGTGCGATAAGCCTATCCACCAGCGATGTGTCGGAAGGCACTAATCTCTATTACACCGAAGCCCGTGTCCGCACGAACCGTCTCGATCAGTTGGCCGCGCCAACGGCGCCGGTTGCAATGGGTAGCCAGCGCATTACTGGCCTCGCAGAGCCAGCAGCAGCGCAGGATGCGGCGACCAAGAACTATGTCGATCTGACGGTCCAGGGGCTTGATCCCAAGGCCTCTGTGAAAGCAGCGTCTACCGCCAATATAGCGGCGCTATCTGGAACCATGACGATCGACGGTGTGGCGCTGATAGCCGGTGACCGCGTGCTTGTTAAAGACCAGACCAACCCGAGCGCAAATGGTGTTTACATCGTCGCTGCCAGCACTTGGTCACGGGCAGTGGATATGTCTACCTGGGATGAACATGTAGCGGCTTATCTATTTGTAGAACAGGGCACAATCAACGCTGATATTGGGTATCTGTGTACGGCAGATTCTGCCGGATTGCTTGGTGCCACATCAATTGCCTTCGTACAGTTTAGTGGGGCCGGGCAGATTGTAGCTGGCAGTGGTCTCATCAAGACAGGCAATACGCTTGAGGTTGGCGCAGGTAGCGGCGTTGTGGTTGCTGCAACCACCGTTGGGCTAACGGGTCAGGCGTTGGCCTTTCACAACTTGTCAACCAATGGCCTTGCTGCGCGCACGGCGTCAGGAACAGTCGCTGCGCGCACACTAACAGCCGGTTCAGCTAAGGTTAGCATTACAAATGGCGACGGCGTTGCTGGAAATCCGACGGTCGACATCAACGAAGCCAACCTTACGCTTAGCAATCTTGCAGGTACGCTGGCTGTAACCAAAGGTGGCTCTGGGACGACGACTTTAACGGGCTACCTTAAGGGCAATGGAGGCTCAGCGTTCACAGCCTCTGCAACTATCCCGAGCACTGACGTTTCTGGGCTTGGCAGTATGTCGGCGCAGGCTTCTGGCAACGTTTCCATCACCGGCGGCCTGATTGATGGCATAACGATTGATGGGGGTACGTTCTAATGGCGAGCACCATATTACTCAAACGTTCCTCGACAGCATCGAGCGTTCCTACTGCCGCTGTGCTTCAGGCAGGCGAGCTTGCGGTTAATCTTGCCGATCAAAAGCTTTACTCCAAGACCGCAGGCGGAACTGTGGTGCAGGTGGGTTTTGGCAATATGACTTCGTCACTGGTCACAGCAGCGCTTGGCTTTACGCCCTACAGTGCTTCTAATCCAAACGGCTATATAACGGCCAGCGCTTCGATAACTGGAGCGTCTGGATCGTGCTCAGGCAATGCTGCAACTTCGACCAGATGGGCCACGGGACGAACCATCGCGCTCACCGGCGATATTACTGGAACAAGCTCTGCCTTTGACGGCACTGCTGCGCTTTCATTTGCGACAACGCTCGCGAACTCAGGCGTTGCTGTCGGAACTTATCTCAAGGTAGCGGTTGATGCTAAGGGCCGCGTAACAGCGGGGTCTGCAATGACGACCGGAGATGTGACCGGGGCGCTCGGCTACACGCCGGCAAATAGGGCAGGGGATACTTTGACAGGGAGTATCTCGGTGTCTGGAACGATTACAGCGACCGGCGATATAACGGCTTATTCTGACGCATCGCTCAAAACTGACGTTGCTACAATTACAGGTGCGCTTGCGCTTGTAGAGCGAATGCGAGGGGTTACTTACGCGCGCATCGATACAGGGATTCGCGGAATTGGCGTAATCGCCCAAGAGTTAAAAAACGTGTTGCCTGCAGTTGTTGCGGAGAATCCCGATGGGATGTTGTCTGTAGCCTATGGGAATTTGGTGGGTGTGCTGGTGGAAGCTTTAAAAGAACTTAGCGCAAGGTTCAATGACCAAGCCCGCGAAATTGCTAATCTAAAGGCCAAGCTATGACCCTGCAATCATCTGGTCCCATCTCGCTTGGCAGTGTTGGTACCGAACTTGGTCGCAATGTGGGCACGGCCACATCCCTTGGCGAGACCGCTGTCAGAAATCTAGCCGCTGTTGTGTCAGGATCGATCAAGCTGTCGAACTTGTATGGCAAGTCTGCAGTTACATTTACGCCTGCAGGCGGCCTTTCCAGTGCCTCGCCTATTATGCTTTCCGATTGGACTGCCGGTGGATCTAGCGCATCTGTTACAATACAAAGTTCGCCGTCTGCAGTCTGGTCATGGACGAGAAGTGGGTCGGTTGCTGGCACCGCAAGTGTTGTCAACGGCGGCGCTGCTCTCTCGATCATGTTTTCGCTTCCCAACAACGGTTACACAATCAGACAAACGAATTGGAATGTCAGCGCCACTGCTGGCGGCATAACGCGGTATTGGTCAGTTGAACTCATCAATGAGGGTTTTGTCTAAACTTATTCAACTCGGGTTTGATAAATGCCCAACTTTTTTGGGGGAGCAGCTTCCCAGTTAGAGTGAAAAAATCCGTTAAGGGCGGGGGTATTTCAGTTTTGATTTTTGGGCCTCTGGGTTACTTCTACTAAACGGCTACACGCGTTATAATTTCAAGTATCTCTTGGATTTTCATCACAGAGCAGATCTAGCTTTACAGTTGCATTTTTGATCAAACTCTGAATCAATAGGTCTCCATGATATGGAGGTCATGTATAATGAGTGCATCTATCGAGACAACGTTAGAACTTTGGGCATCTTCGCTACGGGATGTGAAGGGACGGATGCGGGAATTATTCACGCAGGACCGCGTCGCGGCATCGGCGGGTCTATTTCTGGATGGGTTGTTGTCCGACGAGCGGCGCAAGACGGGCTGGATGCGGGCCGAGGCTGCTGGCGATCCGGGACCTTGGCGGCAGCAGGCTATCCTGGGTCGTGGGCGCTGGGATGCGGACGGGCTGCGGGACATCGTGCGCGAATATGTCGTCGAGCATCTGGGCACTGACGATGGGGTTCTGGTTATTGATGAGACCGGGTTCCTCAAGCAGGGCAAGTCATCGTGCGGCGTAGCGCGCCAATACACAGGGTCAGCTGGCAAGATAACGAACTGTCAGATTGGTGTGTTTGCAGCCTATGTGTCTGCTCGCGGCCACGCCTTTATTGATCGCGCTTTGTACTTGCCCAAGACCTGGACCGGTAACTCTGCGCGGCTTTCAGCAACCCATATTCCTGAAGCTATAGTTTTCGCTACCAAACCCGCGCTTGCTGTGCAGATGATCGACCGTGCGATGGCATCAGGTGTTCCATTTTCGTGGGTTGCGGCGGATGCGGTATACGGTGTTGGCGATGTCGAACAAGCCTTGAGACGCGCTTGCAAAGGCTATGTTCTTGGGGTGAAATCCAACCATCATTTTGGCTCGTGGTCGCGCGTGCCCCCGATCGGTGGAATGGCCCGGGATATCGCACAGGAACTCGAACCCGGTGCGTGGCATCGCCTATCGGCTGGCGAGGGTACCAAGGGCCCGCGGCTTCATGACTGGGCATATCTCGAACTCGCCGATCTCAACGCGGACGAATATGACGAGACGAAATCAGGGCTGTGGACCCGCGGCCTGCTGATCCGCCGCAATATCAGCGATGATGATCTTGCCTTCTTTACAACCTGGTGCCCAGCAGGCACGGACATCCAGACGCTCGTCTGTGTTGAAGGACATCGCTGGGCGATCGAAGATAGCTTTGAAACCGCCAAGAACGAGCTTGGCCTTGATCACAACGAAACCCGATCCTGGCATGGCTGGCACCGCCATATGTCCCTCGTGATGCTTGCTTTTGCCATGATGGCAGCGATCCGGTACCGCGCCAATGATATGACGCCCCCAAAAAGACCAAAGATGAGGGCCATCCCTATCTGATACGCTGGTCCATCCAGGAAATCCGACGCATCGCAAACAGGCTTGCACAGTGCCATATTCAACCCGACTACATCATCGCATGGTCATGTTGGCGACGCGCCCATCAAGCAGCCGCTCGAAAAGCTCATCTCAAATCTAGAGTGCAACTGTAATGCTAGGGTCAGGACTCATTAATTGAGCCAGAAGATGACGGTAGCCGCGATTGCTACGGCGGACAAGAAAGTGTGGGCGCACCTATCATAGCGTGTGTGGATACGTCTCCAGTCT